GAAGTGTTAGGCAAGATCGCTCACCTGCTTGAACGCAACGGTATTGACGTTGAAGAGGTAGGCAAAATCACCCGTGTCAACGTGTGGCAAGGTTTCTACAAAGATGACGAGGGTGAGGCTCACACAGTCGATATGGCTGGCCTGTCATTCTCCCCGTCATGGGAAGACGGACCGGATTGGGACCCTGTGTCGCAGGCTGCGCCTGTCAAATGCTCTGTAAGGCCGGTGAAGGGGCTTGCAAAGCCTGAAGGATGGCGGACTGCTGTCATTGTGCCTGACGCACAGATCGGCTATTACAGGGACGCTGACGGCGAGCTTATTCCGACGCACGATGAGGACGCAATCAGTTTGTGTCTGTCAGCTATCCGGGATTTGAACCCTGAGGTGGTGGTGTGTGTCGGTGACATGCTTGACGCACCAGAGTTCGGTAAGTACCGGCTGTCACCTGCGTTCGCTTTGACCACGCAAGCATCTATTGACCGTGCCACAACGTTCGCTGCCGAGTTGCGAGCCTGTGCGCCTGACGCAGAAATCATTTGGATTGCAGGAAACCACGAAGAAAGGATTACCAATGCGGCTCTTGACAACCTCAAAGCAGCGTTCGGTCTTAAACGAGGTAACGATAGGGAGGGTCTTCCTGTTCTTAGCGTTCCTTTTTTATGCAGGTTTGACGACGCTGACATTAGTTATCTGGCTGGTTATCCGGCATCCTCTTATTGGATCAACCAGCGCATCAAAGTTATTCACGGGAACAAAGTCCGATCTAACGGTTCGACGGCACACGCCTACTTCAACGGTGACTCAAAGTCCTCGGTTCTCTACGGGCATATCCACCGCCGAGAATGGGCAGAAAAAACGAGACAGGATTGGGATGGTGCCAAAACGATACTTGCGGCATCGCCTGGAACCCTTGCCCGAACGGACGGAGCGGTCCCTTCGACGCGCGGCGGGCTTGATCTCGACGGGCGACCGTTAACTGTTGTTGAGGATTGGCAACAGGGATACGGTGTTGTGACGTTCCAACCTGGTGACGGCAATTTCTTTTATGAGCAGGTCGCTATCCATGATGGGCAGGCATGGTTCAGAGGCAAGTTGTACACTGTGGGTGATGACTAACCTCCTAACGTGCTCTCTCTGCGGAGAGGTGTGGCCTGCGAACACGGGTCGTCGGTGCCGTGAATGTGATAGACATGGTGAACCGTACGATGGCGAGGACGAATGAGCGAAATCTATGACGACGAAGACAACACTTGGCCGCTCGTTGTGTGCCAATGGAAAGATGCTCATGCTGGTGGGGATAGTAGTTGGACTCACACAGCAACCTACAAACCTGAAGAGGTGCATGTACTAAGTAGCGGCTGGGTGTGGCCGAAATGTTTAGAAGGTCACCTGACGCTTGTTAGTTCCACCATTGGTGAACCCAAAGAACCCGAAGTGGTGGGCGATATCATTCATATCCCGTGGGAAAGCATTTTGGCTGTGTTCTCGTTAGCCATGAATGTTCCTGTGAACTGGATGTCCGAAGACTTTTAGTTTGCAAACTGTTACACCCTTCTGGTAGAACTATCTGCGTCTACTGAAGGAGGGACATGAGAAGAAGCACTATTTCTAAACCTGAGCATGGCTCAATCGAATGGTTACGGCTACGTCACCGTGACGAAACCGGATACCCTGTCGTGTCAGCAAGTGAAGCTGCTGCTGTGCATGGCGAGCATCGGTTCAAAACAAAGTATGCGTTAGCGGCAGAGAAACTTGCTGCTGAACCTGAGGTCACTGAAACAAACAGGGCTATGGAACGAGGCAACCGTCTTGAACCAGTCATTTTGCAGTGGGTGGCTGACGAGATTGGTGAACAGGTTGTCACACCTGAAGTGATGTACACCGTCGTTAGCGGGGGTGCGTCACTTATCGCCACATTGGATGGCATTGTCGGTGACCAAGAGAACCCTGATCGTGTTGTTGAAATCAAAACGTACGGCAAAGTATGGGACCCGCACGCAGACATCGACGGGTACGGTCCGTTACCTGCCTACTGGTTTTGGCAAGGGGTGCATCAAGCTGCTTGTGCAGGTGTTGATGAAGTGTTGTGGGGTATTTTTGACAGCACCCTTGACCTGCATTTGTACACGCAAAAGATGGAAGGCAGCATCATCGGTAAGCATGTTGGCCGTGTGTCAGATTTCTGTCGGCATATCGCAACTGGCATTATCCCTGACGAATGGGAACACACCTATGAGGACATCGCTAAAGCGTTGCCGGTAGATGAAGAGTCCCGTGAGATTGACGAATATGAAGCGTTGATTTCTCAGTTGCGTGTGGTGCAGGCAGAGAAGAAAGATGTGTTGGCACGCGAGGACGAACTGAAAGCCGAACTTGGGTTGGCATTGGATGGTTCTACTGCTGGCACTATCGGCGGGAACCTTGCGGTCACCTGGAAACAGCAGTCACGTTCAGGGTTCGATCAAAAAAGATTTGCGTCGGAACATCCCGATCTGTATAGTCAGTATCAGACCAGCAATACGTTCCGTGTGTTGCGGTTACTAGGAGGAAAGTAATGGACGAACCGAACGCAGAGAAACTGCGTCTTGTTTTAGACAAGTATGCGGTGCCTGACCCCAAGATTGTAGGCAAGTTGCCTCGGGGCAACATCAAGTTGGACTATGTGGGTCACGCTGAGATCACCCGCATCCTGACAGAGATTGACCCGCTGTGGGAATGGAAGCCGTTGAAGATTGACGACGACGGTTTGCCTGCGTACCGTGTTGAGAACGGCATGGCACACATGGCTGGAGCGATGACGTTGCTCGGCCACACCAGGCTCGCTATCGGTAGCGCACCTCACAACAAACAAGATTTGTTGAAAGAGTTGGTGTCTGACTTTATTCGTAACGGGGCTATGCGTTTCGGTGTTGCCCTGTCGTTGTGGAGCAAAGAAGAATGGGCTGACGACTCGGCACCCGCACCAAAGAAGAAAGCACCAGCGAAAAAGCCTGAACCTGCACCGGTCGCAGACACACATCAAATAGATCCTGCACGCATCGGCAAATTCAAAGCAGCTTGCGCTGTCGCCGGACTCGCAGTAGAACAAGTCACATTCCATGCCGGTGTAGATAACCTTGACACCGCAACGCTAGAAGACTTTGACAAGTTAAGAGCATCGTTCGACCAACTCAAGGAGCAAATGAAATGAACCGTATCCAAATCAGCGGTAACGTCGGGCGTGAACCCGAACTTAAATACTCGCAGAACGCTATGGCAATCCTGAAGTTCAGTGTTGCCGACACCACAGGTCGTGACGACAAAAAGAAAACGATCTGGCACTCAGTCACAGCGTTCGGTGACCTCGCAGAACATGCAGCAGTATCACTTGCCAAAGGCACCCGTGTCGTTGTTGAAGGCAAGCTGACAGAAGATACCTACACCAACAAAGAAGGTGTAGAAGTCACCCGTATGCAGGTGTTGGCTGACGACATCTCGTTGTCAATCAGGTTTGGTGGCATCGAGCGCGTTGAGGCACCAGCATCAGAACCACAACTGATAGACGAAGCCCCGTTCTGACACGGGCAAGGAGGAAACATGAACAAAATCTTTATGGTCACCCGCAGGTTCCGTGAAGGAAGGACACCGTACATGGCTGTCCTGCCGTCAGATATGTGGCGAGTACGCAGAGCATACGAAGGTATGCGGAAATCTGGACTCAACCAGTTTGATGCACGACTCCATGTGTACCGGCTGCTATCAACAGGTTCTACATCTCGTAGCAGTGTAGAAATTGAGAACGAAACACGCGACGAACGGCTACTCAAAGTCTTCTGACATGGCAAGACCCGTAAAGAAGGTAAACTGGTGGTGCCGCACATGCGGCCAGACGCTCACCACATACCGACCGTTGCTGTCAGCCCCAATGCACTCGTGCGGGGCAGGGAAGCGACGCAAAACTATGGAGGAAGTAGATGAGCCGCAACAAACAAAAAGGGACAGCATTTGAAACGCTGGTCGTACGCTGGCTTGCCGAACACGGATTTCCGCACGCTGAACGAAGGGCGTTAGCAGGAACCCATGACCTCGGAGACATCACCGGCACACCAGGGTTGGTGTGGGAATGTAAGAATCATAAGACGCTCTCGTTCTCGGAGTGGCTGGAAGAAGCTAGCGTGGAACGTGCTAATGCTTCTGCTGATTATGGCATCGTTGTAGCAAAACGTCGAGGCAAG